GGGAAAGATAATCGTTGGAAACAAAAGTCTCATAGTGTAGAAATTCCTCCAATTGAAAGAGTAACTTTTCCTTTACAGAATGTTGATGAAGAAACTGCTCTCAATGAAGAGATTAAATTAATTTCTCAGTGGGGTAGATTAAATAATGGAACTGGAATACTAGAAAATAAAACTGATGGTGGAGATAAACCACCGAAACAATATAAAAATTTATATGAACCTTATGAAAGAACCCCAGAAATAAAGAAAAAATGCTCATTGTCTTCACATAGAAGGGGGAGACCTGGAAAACAAAGTCCAGAAGAAATAGAAAGAAAAAGAGAATCTATGAAGAAGGTATGGGCAGAAGGTAAAAGAAAAAAACTTCCTAGAGATTCTAATGGTAGATTTTTAAAAAATGAATCCTAAAATACTTAAAGATGATTCTAATTATGATGAATGGTGTGAACAGGAACTCCTGAACGCATATAAAGATGCTGCAGAATCTGATCTTTTTTTATTTGGAGATTATGATTACTCTTATGTTTGGAAAGATTCAAAAAGTAACGATGTTTATTGAATGTGTGAGGGGGTCTTTGGACCCTCTTTTTTTATAAATAAAACTATAAAAGAAAAAAAAGTAACAAATGTCTAGAATTACTGGATCTGATGCTTTCAATATGATGGAAGCATATAATAATGTTTATGCTCCACAAGAACTTACTGAAGAGCAAGTTTGGGAAGAAGTTGAGAACTGGGTAAACTCACTCGTAGAAGAAGGTTATGATCTGAGTGAATTTACTTGGGAAGATATGTATGAAGAATATATTTCGGAAATTCCCATTAATCCTGGGGGAAATAGACCAATTTCTAATGCACCATATCAGTCAAGATTTGCTCGCCCAATGAATGCTGGAACTCCTCAACAAACTGGTAGAGGAACTGCAGTTTCAAGACCACAAATTGGTGGATTGGGTGGATTGGGTGTTGGATATAGGGGAGCAGAACTTCAGCAAGCAGCAAGAGCAAGAGCATCTCAGGTAGGGACTCCAAGACAAGGAAGTGCTGGCGGTCCTACAACTGGTGGCAATACTCCAATTAGACCAGCAGCAACTGCTAGACCTGCTGCACAAGCACCAGCAAGACCCGCTCCTGCTGCTAGACCTGCTGCACAAGCACCAGCAAGACCCGCTACAGCACCTGCAGGCGTACCTAAACCTGCTGTTGCACCAGTTCCCAATCTACCTGGATTGTCTGGAACTGGCACATTAAATGCTCCAGCAAGACAATCTCTTGCACAGCAGAGAGTAGAATTACAAAAACTGAGACTAGCATCTCAAATGCGCCAAGCAGGACAAAATGTCGTAAGCACTCAATTGGCACATTTTGATCCATTTGATGTTGTATTGGGACACCTGATCGATGAAGGTTATGCTGATACTGAAGAATCTGCACTTCAAATCATGGCAAACATGAGTGAAGAGTGGAAAACTCAAATTCTTGATTCTATCGAATCTTGATTTTAAATAATAAAATATAATGATAGAGGGTCTAACCACCCTCTTTTTTTATAAATAACTAAAAAGTAAGAAAGAAACATGAAGTCTTTTAGTCAGTTTTTGCACGAATCATATTTGAATGAAGCAGAAGTTCAAGGAAATTTATTTACTCGTAGTGATAAACCGCAAGATTTTAGAAATCCTAAAAAAATCCCATTTACTGCAACTGATCCTATTGCACATGAAAAGGGAAGTATTTTAAAAAAAAGTAAATTATATGGGTATGATGATCCAAAACCTACACCACCATCATCTAGTAAAGGACAATTGAGTATTCCGGGAACTAATGTTGGTAGACCTGGAGATGCAGCTAGAAATGAAGCGGAAATTGAACAAAGAAAAGCAACAGAAAGAGCATCTAATCCAAAACCACCAAAACCAGATGGAGGATCATCTGGAGGTGGTGGAAAACCACCATCTGGTGGAAAACCACCAATGATTACGAAACCAACTAAGATTCCAGGATTGAAATCTGGTGGCGCAATTTCCGCAGCTCTTGGAACTGCAGATGAAAAAATGAAGGGTTCTGGATGGGCAAGATCCCTCGCTAAGGGCGCTACAGTTGCTACTGGAACTGTTTTAGGTGGTCTTGCTGGTGGTGCTGCTGGTACAGCAGTTGCTCCAGGTGCAGGGACTGCTATTGGTGGATTCGCTGGGCAAGCAGCAGGTGCTGCAGCCGCTGAAAAGGCGTTTGACACTGTTGCTGGAGCAAATGCTAAAGAAAGAAAATCAATGGCAACTGCAAATCGTCAACGTCAATCAGGAACCGCAATTAAAGGTATTGGTGGTCCTACCAGTTTTGACACCAAAAAGAATACAATGACTACAGGAACTGGAGCACAAAGAAAAACAGTTCAACTTGCTAAAACTGGTGTAGTTCAAAGAGGTGGTCAATCTGTTGCGGGACATCTTGCATATAAAGGTGGCAAAGCAGTTTATAAAGCGGGCCCAAGTGCTCAGTCACTTGCTAAGACTTCTTCTAATCCATTAGAAAGAATTGGTAGATCTTTATTTGCTGGTGCGTATAAGAAATCTGATGCGGCGAATGCTGCTAAGAATCTTGCTAAGGCAAGACAATCTGACGCTGCTCGTAATAAGGCACTTGGTGTAAAATCAAAACCTGCAGGTTGATTTTTATAAATATCTTTATAAAAAGGTATTAAATCTATAACCATGTCTAAAATTTCGCAAGACTTTATCAATAATCTTGGTTCTTTATATGAAGAAATTCATTCAAAAAATCAAGATTTTTTAAATGAAGAATCTGAGTATTATGATGAAGAAGCAACAGAACTTGTAGAAGATATTCTGTCATCGATTTCATTATCAATGGTTTATGAGGGTTATAGTGCAAGTGCTGTAATTGCCTTTCTTGCAGATTCTTCGGAAGAAGAAATTATTGAAAAATATTTAAATTTTGATGAAAATATTCTTAATGAAAGCACTGTTTCCGAAGAGCATATTGAGGAACAGTTAGAAATTCTTGATTATATAATCACTGAAGGGTGGGCAGATAAACTTGCCATATCTGCAGGCAAATTCTTCGCAAAAAGAGCACCTGCTTTGAGTAAAGGTCCTGGTATGTTGTCACAAAAAGCAGCATATCGTCTTGCTATGAAAGGAAAACCAACTTTGGTTACAAAGGCAAAAGTTGGTCTAGAAAGAGCAATCGGACCTAAAGGAAGAAAAGCAGTTCAATCAGTTAAAGATTTTGGTCAAAAAGCAAAAGAAGTACTTCCAAAAGTTGCTAAGGGTCTTGGGATCTTTGGATTGGGAGCTGCTGGTGGATACATGGGAGCAAAACTTGCTGGTGGAGGTGGTGATGGTAAGGTAGGACCTAAGATTGTAGGACCTAAGATTGTAGGACCTAAGATTGTAGGACCTAAGATTGTAGGACCTAAATCTTCATCCCCTTCAGATGGCGGTGGTGGATCCAATTCTTCAGGTGGCGGTGGTTCTTCTACACCTTCTTCAGGATCTCCAAAACCAGCACCAGCAAAACCAGCACCAGCAAAACCAGACTATGAATCTTGGGCAAAGAAAAATCCAACTCTTGCTGCTAAAGTAAAACCAGGGCAGTCTGGATATGAGGATATTCAGAAATTAGATTTGCCACAATTAAACAAACCAAGACCTGAACAAAAACAAGATCAAACACCAACTCAAGGTCCATCAACAGCAAAAATTGATACTAAAGATGCAGATAATGCTTTAAAGGCAGAAGTAGAAAGACAAAAGAGAAGATTAGAGCAGCAAAATAAAACTCCTGTAACCACTAAAGAATCATATGAACCTTATGACGTTATTTTAAATTACTTGCTGTCTAAGGGTCATGCAGACACCTTAGACGAGGCAAATTACATTATGATGGAAATGGATGAAACTGCAATTGGTACAATCATGGAACAATATGAGGATTATTTACTTGCTGAAGAAATTCAAGAGTGGGTAAATGGTCTTGTAGAGGAAGGTTATGATCTTTCACAATATACCTGGGATGATATGATTGAGTATTATGTAACTCAGAATTGATCACATCATAACATATTCAAAGGGGGCTTGACAAGTCCTCTTTTTTTATGTAGACTACCTTTGTCCCGGTTGAAGATGAGGCTTTAGCTAATCTTAGAAGACTTAAGAACCACGCCATAAATTCTTTCAGATTCACTCATATAAAAGGTTCCACCGATATTGGTATTATAATAGTCTTCACTTAACAATACATTACGATTAAATTGTTCATAAGTTTCATAATAACTCATAGATTTCTTATGAGGACATAGGTAAAGTATTTCTCTAAGGAAATGTTCTTTACCTATTTTTTTTACATCTTCTTTTAATTCATCACAAGAACCAAAGTAATTTTTCCAATCAGATTCTTCGGTCTTTCTTCTTCCTGTCTTTTTGTTCTTTTGTCTTGTCCAGAAATGTTTTTTACCAATGTACTTTTTATTGTTCGTAAGATTCGTAATTATGTAAACAAATCCTTCCATTCCTTTGGGAACATCGGTAAAGACCGTTCCATTATATTGCCAATCCATAAGAATTCTTTATTTGACTATTTAGATTTGCATTCCAAGTCAAAAAGTGGTAGACTGAAAAAAATTGATAACACTCCTCATACCATGACTATACTTGAAAATACACTTCGTATCTCACACGATTGGGCAATTGATCGTATTCATGAGTTGTCTGATTATGATATTGAATCGGCACAAGCAATTCAATCTGAGTTCAGTGAATGGTTGAATCCTGATATTCCAGAACATGATATTTTTTCATTGGAATATATTGGAGATTAATCGGTTATTTTATAAATATCTCTAGTGTCAGTAAAGAGGTATAATGACATTAGATCTTCATAACTTTTTTAAGTATTATGATGATGGTAATGCGAATCATGTAGCAGCAGTTCAATGGTTAGAGGATAACCTTCCTGCTCAATTTATGGATGACTCAGAATCTGAATGGATTGGAATTTTTAGAACAAAACCACCAACTCCAGCAGTTCTTGATGTTCCATACTTTAACCAAGTAGACAACTATAGAGATGCACAAAGAACTTGCAACTCTTCATCGTGTGCTATGTGCCTTGCTTTCCTTAAACCAGGAAGCATTAAAGGTGATGATGAGTATGTTAAGAAAGTATTTGCGATTGGTGATACTACAGACCATGCAGTGCAGACTAAAGTCCTCCAAGGTTATGGTATTAAATCGCACTTTAGTTATAATTTAAGTTTTGTTGATATTGATAAGAGTCTTGATAGAGGAAAACCTGTTGTTATTGGTATTCTTCACCGTGGTTCTCTAACTTCTCCTACTGGTGGGCACATGTGTGTGGTCATTGGTAAGACTCCAGATGGTAAGGGATATTATATTAATGATCCATATGGTTCTCTCAATGACAACTATACTGGTCCCGTAACGAATGGTAAGAAAACCATTTATACCAAAGCAGTTCTTAAGCACCGTTGGTGTCCAGGGGGCAATGATGGATGGG